CTTGCTCGAAGAAACTGCTGCCCTTGTACACCGTTACTTCTTCGGTCCACTCGCGATGCTCGCCGCTGTAGTCTTCCGACCTTTTCAGCCTGAGAGGGTATGGCCCTAGTTGCTCTACTATCCGCTCCACCTCCCCAGCCTCAACCGGGCGCGGTTCGGGTTGGGCACACTGCTCGCCGTAAACATTATCGTGCCGACCATAGCCTGCGCACTCAGTTACTGGCTTGCGACACCAGCCACATATTTCCACCCCCGGCGCGCGGTCCATTGCGGCGAGGGCACGGATGGCGTTGCCAATCTTCCAAGCGTGCACGGCTGCTGGCTTTCCCTGATGCTTGTCAGCATAAAGAAAGGCCACCTTTGCTGCCTCATCCCGCATCCGATCCACCTCGCCACCGCTGTTGATTGCGGGTTGGGCGTAGAGCGGGGTTTCGGTCCAATGCCGCGCTTCTGCGTCCGTCCATCGGGCGATTGAAAAAGCGATCTTGTCGGGAAGTCGCTTGGCGCACTCAAGCTTCGGGGCGTATTGGACCACGTAACGATACATCCACGCAACCGGCTCCAGCGTCACTTGATTGTCAGCGGTCATGGTAGTGTTCTCCGTTGCGGAGGGCGGCGAGACGTTCGAGTATCTGGCCAGCGTTTTCGAGACTGATGCGACGGACGCTATCGACCGTAAGCGGGCTAGCCGCCATGTGCGCCGTTTGCTCGTCCTCACTCCAAAGTGCCGGATCGATTGCCATCGCCAGCATTTCAGGCGTTGTTTCACTCCCCATGGCGTTGAGCCTCCTGTTGGGTGGATCGGGCGATGGCAGCTTTTGCCTCAGGGCGGGTCAATCCATGCCTAATTCTCATGTGCGCAATCAGTTCGATCTGCCGCCCGGCCACTATCTCAGCGCAAGTAGGGCAGGCCCTGACTCCGAATAGGGGTCGCCTATCGTTAAATCCCATTGGCCGCCTCCTTCTGGAAGGAGCGCCAGGCTTCAGGCTGAAGGCTTGACACCTCATCTTCGTTGCTTTCCCAGCAAGCGCCACCAGACCAGCAAGGCGGATGCTCACCCTCATTCGTAGCGCGCCACTGGTCGCAAGTTTGGTCGATTCCGCTGAGTGAGCCATCTGGAATGAGGTGCGCGAGGAACGTCATTCCGCCGACGCGGATTTCAACATCCTGCTCGTAAGGCGCGCTCTCAATCGGCTGCCACTCCCCCACACGCGCTTGCATGGCGCGGAGGGCTTGGGCTGCTTCGTCAGGCGGGGCGTATTTCTCGTTTTGAATTGCTCGCAAAACGCCATGTTTAGCAGTGTATTCCAACCGCTCTATCAGCGTGTTTACGTCTGTGGGGGTAGGGTTACCCTGGGTGCCGGGCGCATCCTTCGGACCGGGCTGGCGGGTTTCGCCCTGAGCCGCTTCCAGCGTCTCATCCGTTCCGGCGCTCATCCCTTGCGCGGGTGTTTCAATGCTCACGAATGCTTCCCCTTTCCGTTGCGTTCGTCTTTCCGTGGATCACACCAGCGGGTGCCGTCAGCGCGGCGAAGGGGCCATGCGCTGTCATTCGACTGACGGGTGGTAGCGGTGCTGCTGATTGGGGCGATTTGAGCTATCATGCTGCTTGTGCCTCCTTGCGATAGCGGCTCTGGTAGCTCGCCAATTGTGGATCGGGGTCAGTCAGGCGCAGGCCATTTTCCAGGCACTCGCGCTGGACAGTGTCGAGAAAGCGCACCATCTGGCGCACCTTCAGCGCGCTGGTGACATCGATGAAGCGCATGGCTTCCACCTTCTGTTCGTATGGCAGGGGGCGGATCACACGATCATAGGTTTCCCGAAACTCGGCGCTGTCTTCGCGCAGAATCGGGACGCCGTGGCGCAGCTTCCATTCGCGCTGCACTTCATCCGCGGTGCGATCGCCGTATTGCAGGGCGGCTTCTGATGCCCAAAGCCATTGCAACGCGTTCTGGTCCCGTGTCCGATCGCGACCTTGCACCCATTCCACCGTGATCGGCAGCTTGAGGCTGCTCAGCAAGAGCATGAAAGCTTCCAGTTCGGCGGGCGATGAAATGATCCTATGCGCCACCGGCCAGTTCCCCCTTGTCGCCATCCCACGAGCGCCAGTATGCTTCCGCCATTGCGAGCGGATCCCATCCACCCAGGAATTTGCTTGAGAATGAAGTCCAGCCAATCTGGTGCTGGGTGTTCAGGTGGCAGTATTCTGACAGCGGGATGGCCCAACGGTCATCTGACTTTGTGCCCATGCCCTTGCTTGCCTTGTGTGGAACATGGCAGGCCTGAATCTTTCCGGAGCATTTCGGATTGCGGCCACCACATGCGCAGGGGCGCCCGCGCAGCCACTGGTGAAAGGCTGTCTGCACCTTCCACGCCGGGCGCGGCGCGTTCCTCTTTCTGGGGCGGGTATCAATGCGCATGTGCGTCTATCCTTGAGAACTGCAGCGAATACCGGGCGAGTTGACCCCGCCCGGCTCCCTCGCGGTCAAAATGGAATGTCGTCGTCCAGATCATCAGCCCAGCCACCCGTGTCGCTACCGCTGGTGGACTGCTGGGTTTGTGTGGTGACCTGCTCGTTGATCTTCTTCTGCAGCCAGTCGGGCAGTTGATCGAAAGTGCCGGTGTTTTCGTCGTCGTAGAGAACCAGGCCGATCTTGCTGACGGGCTTCTCCATGCCCTTCGGAAGGGGGCTGACGCTGCCAATATTGGCGTAGGTCTTGCCGCCGCTTTCCGCGTGGATGACATTGACCAGGCACGGCGCGCCGAGCAGCTTGGTTACGTCAAAGCCGCGCCGCTCTTCTTCGGTGAATGCGCGCCCGCGCCAGCTTTCGAGAACGGGACGCAATGCCGAGTTTTCATGCAGCGACAGGGTGTAGGCCTGACCGATCACGCGCGGGCCAGTGCGTTCGTTGCCGTCCTTGTCGGTGAAGGTGATTTCTTCCTGCGGCGTTTCCCAACGGATCCACACCTGGCGCTTTACCTTGTCGCCATAGCGTTCGGACCGCACCAGTTGATTGCCAAGGTCCACGACCATGTTGCAGATCGCAATGTGATTGCCTGCGGGCATGGGCGTAAAATCGCCACCACCGCCAGTATCAGTTGCCAGAATAGCCATTCTTATTCGCTCCTATGCTGCGAGTTTGCGCTTGTGGAAAATCACGCCGGGGATTTGGCGCCGCGTGGCTTCATGCCGGGCGTCCTGATCAGCCAATGTCTGGATAAGCGCCTCAAACGCTTCAGGCTTGGCCACGATGTAATGATTGAGAGCCGCGCGCTTGTTGGTGACTTCGGCTTCCCAATGGGTGCGCAGGCCAGTTGCTTGCCGGTCGATCCTGTTGGCAGCGACGGTCAGCTTTGAGGCGACCTTCAACTGTTCTTCGGCCTCAAACCGAGCTTCCAGATCATCCGATGCCTTGAGGGCTGCCTGAGCCGCGCGCTGGCGTTCTTCAGCTTCCTCGCGGGCCTTACGGGCAGCTTCATCCTTTGCTGCCTGCTTGGCAGTGCGGTAGGGTGTCAGCAGGCCTTTGATCTCAGCAGCGCCGGCTTCGCAGCGATCGATCAGCGGCTTCCATTTGGCCTGAACAGCCTTGCCAGCTTCATCATGCGATCGCTTCTCGTCTGCCCGGTATGTGTCGGCATCCTTCTTGGCCTGACGAAGTTCGTCCAGCAGGGCATCAAGGGCGGCTTCCTGTTCATCGTTCGAGACGGTTCCACCGCTGGTGGTGTCAGAAACCAGCGCAAACAGATCCTGGATATGGATCGACATGGCTTCATGCGGGGGCGGGTTGTTTCCGCCTATGCCGGTGCGATCGGTCATGATTGACCTCCGCGGTCCATTGCGGCGAGGATTTTGCGGGAACCGTCCAGAAGATGCTTAACGCAAAACGCCTTAGCCTCCTCAAGAGTGCCTGCGGATCCGATCGTTTCCGTCACTCCGATTTTGTAAATTTTGTAGCGCTTCCTTCCGGAGACATGATCGTGTACCCAATAACCAGAAAGCGAGGCTTCATTAATTCCTTTGTAGCTTCCGCCAAGGGAAAGCCCATGCGGCCCCGTCCAAAGTAATGGGCCAGACGGCTCCAGCGTCACTTGATTGTCAGTCATGCGGCTATCCTTTGGCGAGCCTTCTCAAGCGCGCGGGTAAGCTCATCCAGCGCGTTCTCGATCAGGTCTTGATGGGGTTTCAGCCGGTCTGCCGATGCACAGCCGATAAGGGCTGCATCCTGAGACAGGCCTACAATGATGGCTTCCAGGTCAAGTTCGGTCATGGCATCACCGCCGCGCATGCAGCCGCCAAAACGCACCAGACCGGGAACAGCATGACAAACCAGGTCAGATCGGTGCGGAACTTCTCTGCATCAGTCAGTTCGTAAGGCTCTGGTGGGGTGATGATTACGCCACGGGGGTAGGGGATGGAGGGGGTGGTCATGCCACACCGCCGATCTTGGCGAGCAGGGTTCGAACCAAATTGATAACGCGCACATCTTCTGCGTCATGTGCGCCGTTGATGGTGATTTCAGCGAAGGGGCCAAAGTGCTGGTCGACTTCCCTCAAAGCCTCAGCCATTTCAGGCGCGGCGGCGATCAGGCGGGCGTTGGCATCACGGCGAGCGCCTTGAGACTTACTCGATTGACAGATGTATTCCGATGAGCCGCGTTGGTAGACATCGAAATATTCTCCGACGACCTCCCAAGGTCCCGCCGTCCAAGGCGTTCCCCCGCTCATGCCGGGTCTGCCTTTTGGGTGGCTTGGGGCTGATCCTTGAACCAGCAGAAGCGCTCGCGGGGCCAATGGATGTAATGATGGCCGTCGCCTTCTTCGCTGTCATATCGGCTGACCACCAACATTGTATTGCCTGCCGTCCAGAAAACCGCTTTCACACGATCATAGACAACCGGCACCGTGCTATCGTCGCGATAGATGGTCAGCTTGCGGGTTTGACGCACACTCATGCTGGGCCAGCCTTGGCGCGCTTTGCTTCACGAGCCGCACGCTCGCGCTGGATTTTGCCACGAGCCAGGCGGATAGCGTCATCGAGATACAGCGCCTCACTGGTGGCGGTGTCATTGCCGATACGGACTGTCGCGACAGCATTGCCTTCCTCGCAGTCAAAGTTCGGGCCACGAACGCCAACGGACAGGACCAGGTAATCCTCGCCAGATGTGCGGAGGCTGCTGACGCGCCGCTGAAGATCGTTCAGCCATGCGCGATCGAACGCACTCGGGTTTTCAGGCTTGCTCACTCGCCCCACTCCTTCTCAAGTTCGGACCAGCGCTGTTCACCCATAAAGAGGCGCGCCTTGGTGATTTCGTGACCCTGGACCCGGGCGACCGTTTTGGTCATCGGCTCTGGCGGGATGATCGGATCCATGCTCTGGGGCAGTGCCGAACGAATGAAATTGAGGATGGACACCTGCGCGTTGTCAGCGATCAGCTTGTCCACCTGATCAGCAAACCGTACTGCCGTCATGGCTTCGTCGCCGGTGAGGGATTGGTAGTTCATTCCGAGAACTCCGGGGCATCAGAGAGGTGGGCAAACTTCTCGATATCTTCGGGTGTGCTGGTGCGGATGCGCTCAATGCGGAACACACCGCCAGCGATCGGGAAGCCTTCTGGGACCTGAAAGCGCACGGTCATGCTGGGCAGGTGCGCATCGAAGATCAGGCATTCGAATGATTGTGGAGCAGGCGCGCCCATCACGCAGCCTCCCGATCCGAAGCGCTCAGGGCGGCGATAACCCTTTGGCGGGCCAGCTCGTTCGCGTGATCCGTGCTATGCGACCCAAGATTAGGGGTGCGTCCGAACAGTCCGGTCAGAACGTCCTGAACAGTGGGGATGCCTTCGATTGCATCCAGATAGGCGTGGCGATCCAGCGCATCAGCGAACTTGCCGTAGCGGGCTTCAATCGCCGCATCGCGGATCGCGTCAAGCTTGTCGTCAAGGTCGCCAGCGGTCCACAGATAGCAGCGGCTACCGATGGTCGGCAGGTGAGGATAGATCGACACCTGATCGGCTGACAGGCGGGACAGGATTGCCCGGGCCTTTGCGCCTTGATGCCAGTTGCTCGCCATCTAACTTCTCCACATCGCCCGGTTGGGCTGATGGGAGATAATTAGCGTACGTACGTACGTGCGTAAAGGGAAAAGCGTACGGTACGGAAAGAAAAATCGTACGTTCCTGATTTTACAGGAGTATTCCTTTATTAGAATCGCTCGACAAGACCCGCAGGCATTTGCAGAATGCCATGTACGGGGACGGGGGACGCTAAAATGAATAGAGGTAGTTGGCTGATCGCAATGTTAGCGGTTCTTTCGCTTCCTGGCTGCGACCAGAGGCGGTGGTCAAGGGAGGAAATTAGCGAAATTGCAAGAGAAAGTACCGCCTATTCGGACGGCAATACCGCGTTAACGATGCAGCATGATGCTGACTTGAAAGAGATGAGGGTCGAGATTGTCAGCCTGCAATCGCAGATTGATGCGCTTCGTAGCTCACATGAGAGTCTGCGCGGTACATTCAATAACAACGTTGATATCGAGAACAGCAATAAAGCGCGAGATGCAACCGCTAGGGGTGCCTGTGGCACTGAGTTGGTGAACTATCCTGACGGATCCTCTGTATGGAGGAACAAAAAATGCGAGGTCTCGGACCTTCCAAAAAGCTAGGACAGCAAATCGCGCAGTTTTAGAACTTTGTCGGCTCGCAACACATCTGCAGCGGCTAAACGGAACGTTCGCTTAGGCTCGAATTGGGCCAGCTCCCAATAATCAGCGGTGCGCCGGACAAAGCGTTTTACGAGAACCTTCTCTGCCGTCTCACCATCGTCAACTTCATGGTTGCGTAGATAGACCACAACGTCCTCGCCCGACCGGTAAGGCGCATCTTTCATGACAATGAGCAGATCGCCATGCTCGTAGACCGGCTCCATTGAAATGCCCTGCACATGCAGGCCGTAGACGTTCTTCTTTCCGTTGAGCATCTGCGGGCGCTCGACGTAATCGATGATTTCCCCGCGATTCAGAGTGGTCTGCTCCACAGCCTCTCCCTCAAACAAAGCAGATGCGCCTAGTGCAGTGCCATAGATCGGGAGATTGCGCTCCATCACGTTGGAAGAGGAGCCTTCAAAATGAAGGGGCCTGGACGCGTTGGACGCTGCATCGGGTCCGAGATTCAGTATTTCATCGGCAACGATGGGCGGCGACCCACGCCCGGCTAAACCTCTAGCCAATTTTATGGCGGCTCCGCGACCCAGGGGGCCTTCGAAGGTGGGTTTGAAATACTCCTGGACACTGGACTTGCCGGCATAGTCTGAGGCGAGCGCAATTTCCTCTAGTGAAAGCCCTGATCGGTCTTTCAGTTCGAGCAGAATTTCCCCGATTTTTTGCTGGTCCGTCATGTACGTGTAATCGTAAAATGTAGGTACGTTATCAAGCGTCTTGACGGGCGTACGTTCTAGACGTACGTAACGTACATGATCGATGCACGAACCCTCATTGCCGAGCGCGGCGGCATCCGCCCACTCGCTAGATCGCTGGCTCATCGCAATCACACCACCGTCCAGGGATGGTGGGAGCGAAACTCCATTCCGGACAATCAATTGGGAGCAGTCAATGCGATCGCCCCGACTGATACGCCCGCCTCGGTGGCAGCATGAAGAAGGTCTACTTCATCAAGCCCGTTGGGATGCCCGGTCCGATCAAGATTGGATGCAGCCGCAACCCTTCCACTCGGAGGGCATCGCTCAGCACTTGGTCGCCCTTCGCCCTTGAAATCCTCGCGGAGATTGACGGCGATACCAATCTTGAGCGCCGTTTCCATGCGCGCTTCATCCACCTTCACGAGCGTCGGGAGTGGTTCACCGCCGCCCCGGATTTGATGGCTGTCATTGCGGACATTGCCGCTGGCGAGTTCGATATTGATACGCTCCCCGAAGGCAAGTTCGTTGCCAACAGGAATGTAAAAGCCCGCCCGGCCTATTTCGGGAAGCAGTTGAGCTACTCGCTCAGGGTTTCGCATATGGTTCGGCGCACGGGCTTCGCCTGCAAGACCGACACATACAACATGATCAGGGATGACGATCAGGGGCGCATTGCCGCCGCCGACGCCTACTTGGCTGCGCCTCATCTGCATGGCGAACCGATCAATGCGACATGGGCCATTGAGTGCCGTAAGTCCTTCATGTCCACCTACCAGCCTGCGGACAAGGCAGCATGAGCCAGCGGGGCGAGGGGTGGGCAGCCGGTGACCTGGCGCTCTGTGTTCAAGCGGCAAAACCATGCGCGGATTGTGGGCTCGTCGGAGAATACCGTTCCGGGCGTGTCTACACCGTCAGTCACTGCGGTTTCGATCAGCACGGCCCCTACTTGGAGTTCAATGAACTTCCAAAAGGCGAGCTGGAAACGCCAACCTGCGTGCACATAGGCTACAATCCAGCCAATTTTCGCAAGATCAATCCCCACACTCCCGACTCCTTCGACCACGAAGTCATCGAACAGATGGCCGGGTTGCCGGTGGGGGTGGAGTAGGTGGAGCAAGTTGCGGCCCTCTATGTTACGACCAACGGGTGCTATTTCGGCCTGCCTGGCGTCATCCCCTATCACGGGGAGGATCACGCTGACGGTTCCACAACAATCCATCGCGACGGACGCGAATACGCCGGCCCCTGGCCTGTTGTGTCTCATTCCAGCTGCAAGCGTTGGGGGCGTTTCTTCCATGGCAGCACCCGCAAACCTCACCAGTTCAAGCTGGGTGATGATGGCGGCTGCTTTGCGCACTCGCTTGACGCTGCCCGCACCTGGGGCGGCGTTATTGAACATCCCGCAGACAGCAAGGCTTGGGCGCACTTCAATTTGAACGCCCCGCCCCGCAGTGGCGGATGGGTACCTGCTGACATGTTTGGAGGATGGACCTGCTGCGTTGACCAGAGCCACTACGGCCACTTCGCGAACAAGCTGACCTGGCTGTACGTCTGCGGCGTCGCCTTTGAAGATCTTCCGGAACTGATCTGGGGCAAGGGTGAACAGAAGTTGCACCCTGTCGCCCTTGAACGTCATGGTTACGCCAAGGCCCGCCGTATCGGCATGATGGCCATGGTCGGCGGGAAGGACAAGGTCCGTATCCGCAACGCCACTCCAATTCCATTCCGCGATGTCCTTCTGAGCATCGCCCGTTCCGTACCCCAATCCGGACATTGCGCCCCTCAACTCCCCGAGGCCCAGCGCGTGGGAATGTCCGGAAGCCGTGGCGGTATCCACTGTGACGCCGCCACGGCTGCTTTTCATCTTTCCTTTCATGACGACACTAATAGCCCGGAGGCAATAGAACATCATGCCGCGTAATCCGATGATCCTCGACCAGATGCGGGAGCGGCAGAAGCGGATGTTCCGCATCGCTCAGGACCCTTCGCGTTTTGGCCTGACCCTGAAGGCAATCCATCTGGATAGCGGCCTGGGTTACGACAGCCTTCGCAACTATGCGTCCGGCGACACGATCATGCCCGTTACGGCAGTGGATGGGCTTGTCGGCGTCATCCCAGATGAACTGCTTTCCCTGCTGCTGCCTGAGGGCCGCGTTATCATGCAGGTGCCGGATGACGTCGATCATGACGAGCTGGCGCGGGTCATGCAGGAATATCTGCGCGCCAAGGCAGAGGCTCATCATCCCGAAAGCCCCGCTGGTCGCGAGATTTCGGAATGTGAGGATAACTTTTTGCGCATCAAGGCGGCGCCCCTGAGGGCGGTGGCATGATGATCGGTCCACTCCCCGAAGACAAGGCGCAAGAACAGCGCATGATCAAGGGCAGCCAGATGCTGCTTGAGGCCATCACGTATTACCATGTCCGTCGCGCGCAAGGCCTTCCGCCAGCGCCCTACCGGCATGGCAAGTTCCGTTGGCATCACAACCCGACATCAACCGCTGATCCCCAGTCCGGCAATTCCCTGAACCGGCCCGCAGTGCTGCAGCGCCTGGAGCGCAAGCAGGCTGATGCCGAGCTTCACCGCACAGACCGTGATCCATGCTTCCGCTGCGGAACGCGCGGTGATCATGGCTGCAATCACACACCCAGGAGCGCCTGAGCCATGCGCGGCAATCACGCATCCTTTGCGCTAGGACGGCTGAAAACAGGCCAGATGAACGCCACTGAGCGGGATTATGGCGTCGTTCTGGAGGCGCGCAAGCAGCAGGGCGAAGTTCTCTGGTACAAGTTTGAAGGGGTCAAGCTGCGCCTGGCGAACAACACGTTCTACACGCCAGACTTTGCAGTGATGCGCGCTGATGGCCAGCTTGAATGCCACGAAGTCAAAGGCTTCTGGCAGGATGATGCGCGCGCGAAAATCAAGATCGCCGCTGACATGTACCCGTTCGAGTTCATTGCGCTCAAGAAGCAGAGCAAGAAACTCGGCGGCGGATTTGCAGAGGAGCGCTTCTGATGTCGATCCCTGTAATCACCATGGACGTCACCACTGCCCAAGAGGCTTGGGCGGCTCACAAAGTCCTTCTGGAGGCTGAGCAGCGCAATCCTAGCCTGACAGACAACGCTGTGTGGAAAACCCTCCGTATGGACGCCTACGAGGCCTTCTACATCGCCTTTGAGGGTAAGGCGGCATGAGCGGCGAATACGGGTATATCAAGCTCCACCGGGGCTGGCGGGACAATCCGCTGTTCAAGGGAGAATACTCCCGCGCCGACGCCTGGGTGTGGCTGATCGAAAACGCCTGCTGGAAGGCAACCAAGGCCCGCGTGAAGGGCCAGACCGTCGATCTGGAACGCGGCGAGCTATCATTTTCACAGCGTTATCTGGCCGATGCATGGGGCTGGTCCAAGTCCAAAGTTGACCGTTTTATCGCCGAATTACGCCGTGAAGGCATGATTCAAACACGTTCAAAAATCGGGGCAACAGCGGGGCACAATGCGGGGCAAGGTCAAAGCATCCTAAGCATATGTAATTACGCCAAATATCAGGACCGTGAAGCTGGCGAGCGGGGCAACGACGAAACGGAAACCGGGGCAACAGCGGGGCAACAGCGGGGCAAAGAAGAAGAAGGTAAAGAATATAAGAAAGAAGAAAATACTCATTACGGGTTTTTCGGTCGGATCGTGAAGCTCAACGACGCGGACCTTGCTCGGTGGCGCAATCGCTACAGCGGGATCAGCGACCTGGAGGCAGAGCTTGGCTCTCTCGACGACTGGCTCAAGGGGCAGGACGAAAAGACGCGGGGCAACTGGTTCCACATCGTCTCCGGCGCCCTCAACAAGAAACACCAGCAAGCGCTCCGCAGTGTTCAGGAGGCGGTGGATGAACCGGTGGTGGGCATATGACCTGGCTCCCCAAGCGAACCGGCAAGATGCTTTGCCCAGAGTGCAGCCACCGGCGGAAGAACAAAACCGATCGCTGCCTTTCAGTTTCATCGACCCAGACCGGTTTCGTTTATTTTTGCCACAACTGCGGATTTTCAGGAGGAACGGGTGATACACCAACGGCACAAGGAATGGCTGGACCAGCGCGGCAACCTATCCACGCCAGCGGAGGCTATGGGCGTGTCCACCCAGGCTCGGCATGGGGGGCAATGGCTGTGCTTCCCGTATCTGCTGGAAGGCCGGGTAGTGAACCGCAAGTACCGCCTCACCAGCGAGAAGCGGCACGAAATGGACAAGGGCGGGCGCTTGTGCCTGTGGAACGCCGAAATCCTATCCACCGCTCCGCATGACCTGATCATAACTGAAGGCGAGTTCGACGCCCTGGCCGCAATGGCCTGTGGGTTTCACAATGTCGTCTCGGTCCCCAATGGCGCGCCGTCAGAACAGGTGGATGATCCGGTCAACGCCAAGCGGTATTCCTACCTCTACGAAACGGAAGAACAGCTCAAGCAGATCAAGACCATCATCCTGGCGACCGACAGCGACAAGCCGGGCCGGCTGCTGGCGCGGGACCTGTGTTCGATCCTTGGCGCAGAGCGCTGCAAGTTCGTCGAATACCCTGAGGGCTGCAAGGATCTGAACGATGTCCTGGTCAAGCTGGGGCAGCCGGCGGTTGTCGAACTGCTCAACAAGGCAAAGCCCTATCCGGTCGAAGGCCTGCACCGCTTCTCGGACTTCCCTGACGAGGTTGAGGTTCAGGCGATGGATACGGGTATCACTGACCTCAATCCGCTGATGAACGTGGCGCTGGGTACGCTCACCGTGTTCTCCGGTTTTTCCAACATGGGCAAGTCGACGGTGATTAACACCATCCTTGCCCACTGTGTCAGCAAGGGCGTACCGGTCTGCATCGCCAGCTTCGAGACGATGGCCAAGCCGATCCTGCTCAACGGTCTGGCAAAGGCCCTGCTGGGCACAAACGACCTGTCGAACAATCCCAACCGCGCCGTGGCGATTGAGCGCCTGGAGCATCACGTAACCATCATTTCGAACGCATTGGACGAAAGCGAAGAGATCGATCTCAAGCGCTACATCGACCTGATGCGCATCGCGGTGATCCGGGATGGGGCGAGGGTGATCGTTCTCGATCCCTGGAACGAGCTGGAACACAAGCGGCACCCGCACGAAACCGAGACGGAATATATCGGAAGGGCCATCCGGGCGCTGAAGTCATTTGCCCGCCGCTACAACATCTCGCTCTGGGTCGTGGCGCATCCCACGAAGCCCCAGAAGGGCATGAACGGCAAGCCTGGCCTGTATGACGTTTCAGGCTCAGCCAATTGGGCGAACAAAGCCGACTACGGCCTGATTTACCACCGCCCGGACAAGACGAAGAACGAAGGCACCCTGACCGTGGTGAAGGTCCGCATGGGCCTCCCTGGCCGCTGTGGTGAGATCAACGTGTTCCTGAACGGCGACACGAACCGGATTGAGGGGATGCAAGATGGCTTCACTGCCTAAGGCGTTCCAGCCCTACCGGGAAGCTGAGAAGGCGCCTGTTCCGATCGCAGAGGGCTTTCACGCCACGCATGGCCGTGAGCCACGCACAGGGGAAACCAAGCTCCAGGTGCAGTTCCGCTGCGGGGATGTGGATGATCGCAATACCTACACGGCCAAGCAGTTGCGCTGGACCGACACCGGGGATTCTCACGACATCATCGCAGTCAGGAGGGCATCATGAACCTGTTCCGCAAAGCACTGATCCGGCGCCGTCTGCAAAAGACCATGCGCCCCGATCCTGAATACCGGGAACGCAGGCTGGCACAGTTCACGCCCGAGAGACGGGCAAGATATCTGGCGAACGTGGCGAAGGCCTTGGACGCATGACCCGCACCAGCCTCACCCCCTACGCTGCATCGATGCGGGATGTAGATCCACAGAACGCCCGCAGAGCAGCACAGCAGGCATACGAGCAATCAGGTGGGGCAATCGTTCTGATCAACCGGGAGTGGCTGACAAGCTGGGTTGATCGCGAGCAGCTTGAAATACTGGCCGAGGTGGCCGGGGTTAAACCTAGAGGAGAATGATGATGGAAACTTACGAAAATCAGGCCCAGACTCAGCACATGCAGTCTAAACCGGACGATAGTGAAAGCACAGAGGCCGCCCGCTCAGCTAGCTACTATGAAACGACTGCCGAAGCCGATAGCGGGCGAATACAAAACCTAAGCATTCGCGTCGGCAAAGTGCTGGAATTGGCTTTTAGCCTTCAGGGCCGTTCAGCTTTTTTAGCCGAGCGCCTTCTTGGTTCGCCAGGTTCGCCATCCGCTCAAAAACATGAGAAGTCAGACACAGGCGGGGATGTATGCTTGGCGGACAATAAGCTGTCCGACCTCATTGATACCTTGCTCGATATAGCCCGTACTATGGACCGCCTTGAATCACTCTGACGCAGTGAAGGTATTTGATTTGGGGAAGGGTGAGTGATGGCAAGACCGATGCGAGCAGATGGAACGCCATATCCCCGGAAGTGGCCAGTTGATTGGGGTGTAGTCCGTCGCGTTTTACGACATCGCCAGGAACACGTGAAGATCATCAAGCGCGGCTTTGTCGAGGTCGGACATTACGGCCCGTGGCTGCTTACCGATCAAGGACGAAAGGTGATGCTAGATACATGCCTTCATCCTGATGGGGCGCGGCTTTATGTGAAATTGGGAGCCAAATGATGGCGAAAGCAGGACGCAAGCGTAAGCAGGGCAGGCGCACCGCGTCAGGGCAACTGTCACGGGCTGGCATCCCCAGCTATGACAAGGGCAATGAGCGGGCGCAGGCCATGCAGGCGCTCTACGGACAGGATGGCTGCGATGCCATTGGCCGGGCCTATCGCGCTGGTCTGCTGGGTGAAGGCAACGAGGCAAAGGCGCTGCTCGACTTGGCGCGCGCACTGTCGAACGCTTATTGGGCAACATATGCTAGTGGGAAGATCACATGCTCCATTGGTGACAAGACCGGCGGGGCAGTGGTGGACATTGATGACGCTCGCACCCTGAAGCGCGAGAAGTGGTTGAACGCCTGCCTGGCTCACGTTGGGTCGATGGGAGATCGCTATCGCTTGGCATTCGACCAACTGGTGATCGACATCAATCCAGACTGCGGGCCGCAATGGTTGGACAGGATAATCACAGGAAGGCCGGAGATGGCCGCAGCATCGATTGACCTGCATCGGGCTGTCACCGCATTGAGACAACTCACCACTTGACCAATTGCCCAATTCATGGGATGCGCAGGAAATAGATCGTGGCGTAATGCGCCAACATCACAGGGCTGCCTTCGGGTGGCCCTTTTGCGTTTCAGGAGGTGTGCATGGCTAGTGTTGGCCGCCCCTCCAAATATGATCCGGCCATGTGTGCCAAGGTTATGACTGTCGGTGAAGACGGTGGAACGCTGGCTGAAATGGCCGAAGTTCTCGATATTCACCGCGAGACACTGAACGAATGGATTTCGGCGCACCCTGAATTTTCCGACGCCGTAAAGCGCGCTCAGCAAAAAGCGCAGATTTGGTGGGAGCGTCAGGGTAAGCTCGCAACCTTCGGCGGGACTGAAGGATTCAACGCGACCAGCTTCATCTTCAACATGAAGAACCGCTTCAAGGATGACTGGCGCGACAAGGTTGAAACTGAACACAGCGGCGGCCTGAAGGTCGAGAAAGTGGTTCGGGAAATTGTCCGTCCTCCACATTCCGACGGCTGAGATATTCGTTCCACTGCTGGAACCGGCCCGAGACAAAGTTGCACATGGCGGACGCGGATCGGGCAAGTCGCATTTCTTCGGCGGGCTGCTTGTAGAGGACAGCCTGGCAGAACCGGGCAACAGTGCTGGTGCTGGTCTTCTATCGGTCTGCATCCGCGAAGTGCAAAAGGATCTGGCTCAATCTGCCAAGCGCCTGATTGAAACCAAGCTGATCGACATGGGCTTGGGCGAGGCGGACGGGTTCAAGGTTTACGAGGATTGCGTTTCAACGCCCGGTGATGGTCTGATCATCTTCAAGGGCATGAACAACTACACCGCCGACAGCATCAAGTCGCTGGAGGGGTTCAAGCGGTCATGGTGGGAAGAAGCCCACACCGCCGCGAAGAAGTCGATCAACCTGTTGCGCCCGACAATGCGCGCGCCTGGCTCGCAGATGTGGTGGAGCTACAACCGCAACAAGAAGACTGATCCGGTCGATGTGATGTTCACCGGCGAGGAAAAGCCGACCGGTGCGATTGTGGTCCATGCCAACTGGCGGGACAATCCATGGTTTACCGCTGAGTTGGAGCAAGAACGTCTCGACTGCCTGCGGATGCAGCCGGAGCAGTATGACCATATCTGGGAAGGCGGTTATGTGACCGTGGCAGAAGGGGCCTACTTCGCGCAGCACCTCGCCAAGACCAAGGCTGACGGGCGGATAGGTTTCGTCGCTGAAGACCCGAACCTGATCGTCCGCCTGTTCGCGGATATCGGTGGGACCGGCGCCAAGGCTGACAATTTCGTGTTCTGGTGCGCTCAGTTCGTTGGGTCTGAAATCCGCTGGGTCAATCATTACGAAGTGCAGGGGCAGCCTGTCTCGGCACACCTGGCCTGGATGCGGACGCAGGGATATTCGGCTGACCGGGCATCGATCTGGCTGCCGCATGATGGCGCCACGCACGACAAGGTTATCGACGTTTCATATCAGAGCGCGCTGCGAGACGCTGGCTACAATGTGACGGTGATCCCTAACCAGGGGCGCGGTGCTGCAATGGCCCGTGTTGAAGAAGGGCGCCGCCTGTTCCCGCGCATGAGGTTTGACGAAACCAAGTGCAAGGCCGGCCTGGATGCACTGGGCTGGTATCACGAGAAGAAGGACGAGGCGCGAGGCATTGGCCTTGGCCCGAACCACGACTGGGCAAGCCACAGTGCCGACGCATTTGGGCTTGGCTGCATTGCTTACGAAGAGCCGCGAGAAGCGGTTGTCATCGACTACAGCAGGGTAAGGAGGGGAATCGCATGATCGACGCCCCTGAGCTTCTGACGTTCCTGCAACAGGAAGAATCCCGCGCCACCGACACCGAATTGAATGACGAGCGCAAGACGGCGCTGGAGTTCTACCGCGGTGATCAGTTTGGCGACGAAGTGGATGGCCGGTCCAAGCTGGTGACCCGGGACGTTGCTGAAGTGGTCGATTACATGACCGTATCGGTGATGCGCACCCTGGTCAGCGGCGACCGCCTTGTCGAGTTTGAGCCCCGCCGGCCAGTGATGGTGCAGGCCATGGCTTCCACTGCCATGCAGCCCGTTGAGGGGCAGCAGCAGCCACAGCAGCAGATGAAGGACATCAGCGACGAACTGGCCCAAGAGGCCGGCGATCGCGTCCATTGGAACTTCCTGCGCGAACAGGACGGCTATTCGATCCTGCACGATGGCATCAAGGCCGGGCTGCTGGAAAAGATCGGCGTCTGGAAAAGCTGGGTCGAGCGCAAGACGCGCACTGAGCAGGCCCAATTGAATGCCGACGAGCTGAGCGGGCTTGATGTGGTTTCGGCCACGCCGGTTCCTGAAGCCTATGACGAGATGGGTGCTGCGCTGCATTACGAGATCGATGATCTTGGGCAGCCGGTGCAGATCTATGACGCGGTGATTACCGTTCCCGATGAACCAGAGTTCCGGGACGCGGCGATTCCGAACGAACAGTTCTTCTATTCCCCTGATACGCGGACGCTAGATAAGTCGCCCTATTGCGGGGATTGGTCGCGTCAGTCGATCTATGACCTCTATCTGATGGGCTATCCCGCGGAGGAACTGGAAACACTCTATGGCGACGAGCCAGGCGAAGCCCGCGCCCTGAAAGATGCGCGCGACAGTGATCGTTCATGGACAGAGGAAGACGCCCAGCGCGTTGACTGGAACCGTGTAGTCACCCTGCGCGAGGAATACTGCCGCTGGTTCTGGGAAGGCTCTGTGCAGCTGGTGCGGGTTCACCGCGTCGGCAATACCATCCTGGGCGTTATCCCGGTCAAGATGCAGCCTTACACGCTGTGGTGCCCATTCCCGATGCAACACCGCCTTGTAGGCCATTCGCTGGCAGACAAGGTGCTGGATATCCAAGTGGTGCGCAGCCACATGTTGCGGCAGGCGATGGACAACCTCTATCTGTCCAATGCGCCTCGTGTGTGGATCGACGAGGGCCAGATTGGCCCGACCACGATTGACGACTTGCTGGACGTTGCGCCCGGCGCGATCATCCGGGGCAAGTCCGGTTCTACACCGCCTAAGCCTTGGGATATTCCGTTTGTGGCAGGCAATGCCTTCACCGCGATGGAAATCATGGCGGGCGAGAAGGAAAGCCGCACCGGCATTACCCGCCTGAACCAGGGCCTTGATGCAGACACCCTGAACAAGACCGCGACTGGCACTGCACTGATGCAGGCCAGCGGTCAGCAGATCGAAGAATATGTTGCTCGCAATGCCGCCAATGGCATCGCGGAACTGTTCGAAAAGAAGCTGGCGTTGATGATTGCAGAGATGCCGGCGCATGAATTCAAGATCGATGGCGAGTTCCGCAACATTGACCCGTCGACATGGCCGGAAGACATGAAATTGGGGGTCCGTGTGGGCCTTGGCACTGGCAGCCGGGACAAGCGGCTTCAGTCGGTGATGGTCCTGCGCGATGCCATGGGTTCACTGCGCGAGATGGACCCGCGCATGGTGACGAACGACAACGCCTTCAACGTGTTCAAGCAACTGGTTTCAACCCTCCAGATGGGCAACGCGACCCAGTATTGTGTTGATCCTTCGCAGTTGGGCCCAATGCCTGAGCAGCCCGATCCAAACGCCGCGGCGGAACAGGCAAAGGCTCAGCAGGTCCAGGCCGACATGATGCTGAAGCGTGAGAAGAACACCCTGGATGCCGAGACGAAGCGCGAAAAGAACATCGCGGACGAGCGCCTGGCATGGGAAAAGATGGACCGTGAAACGCAATTGGCGCTGCTCAAGGTCATGAACCAGCGCGATGACACGTTCTCGCCCGGCGGGAGTCTGGCCCAATGACCCATCAAGAGCGCCTGACCCGTGCCACGGCGGCCGAAAACGCCCTGAGAGAGTTTATCCGCCCGGCATTTGAAACGATCGAGCGGGAATACACCGAACGCCTGATCGAATTGGCGGCAGAAAGCCCGTTTGGATGGTTCTGGCGGGCGCCAACACGCTGGCAGATCGCAAAGCTTTCGATCGCCCGCAAGATTGCCCGTGTTGTTCTGGCCCAGATTGAAGCTCTGACACTGGACGCGCAGGCCGCTGAAGCATCAATGGACCGCGCAACCCAGATTGGGAAGATCAGCGACCACAAGCGCCGAATATTGGGCCTGTGAGAGGTTTTATCGCCGCCTATGAGCGGTTGAAGTTCGCCCAGGACAATCCGCCCAGCGCGGAAGACCTGAAGAAGATCGAAAACGAGCGCGTCGAAGAAGAACGAGCGCGAAAGATCAGGCAACTGCGCAAGAGCGTAGCCTGACCAGATACCCGCAAGGGTTGTGCAAGCCGTCCATTCCGGGCGGCTTTTTTGTTGGAGAGCGAGAGTGGTACATCTCGAAGGAGAAGCCGCTGTTGCCGGGGCCGAGGTCGATACGACCGCCACGGACAATGGCGATGTGTCGACGCAGGCCGATCAACTGGAGGCGGCAGAAAACAACCTCTATCCCGACGACAAGCCCGAACCCGAACTGCCCCAGGCAAAGGAAGAGGGCGAATCCGAGGATCAGGAGGAAGATCAGGACGAAGACGACGAGGAAGATGATTCCGAACCGTCTGTAGTTCCTGCCAGCCTTACTGCCGAGGAACGCGAGAAGTTCAAGCAACTCCCCCAGGATGCGCAAGACTTCGTGGCCTCGACAATCAAGCGCCGAGAAGAGGCGGCACAGCAGGGCGTGGCTAAGGCTGTTGAAACACAACGGCAGGCAGAGCGCCAGGCAGCCGATCAAGTGGCCGAGACGAAGCAGGTTCATGCGAAGCAACTTGCCGCGGTGGTGAGTGTCTTTGCCCCTCAACCTCCCCCCAAGGAACTGCTCCACACTGACCCCAACAGGTATCATTTCCTGAAGGCGGCACATGAAGAGCAAGCCAAGGATTACGGGGAACTGATCAGCCAGATCCAGGGCATCCAGGGCGAGGCCGATCAGCACAGCCAGCAGCAGCATCAGGAATGGGTTCAGCAACGGGCCCAGACACTGATGGCCGATCCTGATTTCGCGCAGGCGGAAGACAAGGAAACCTTCGTGTCGTCGATCATCGACTTCGGCGTGAAGGAACTCGGATATGTGGCGGATGGTCTGGTCAAGAATGCGGAAGCGCAGGACCTGATCAATATCCGCCGCGCAATGCGCTGGAAGGAAAAAGCCGACAAGTGGGACACCCACCGCAAGAAGCGCAACCAACGGCCTCGTGAGGCTCAGGGACGCTTTGTGGGTGCTGCACCGGCAGGGGGCAGGGCGCCAGTAAGCCAGCAGCGGTCAAGCGACCCTCTCAAGAGCCTTTACCCGAACGATTAACCCCTAGGAGGCCATCATGGCAACTATCGGCAATTCGTTCCCGTCGCTCATCGACCACTTCCGGTCTGTTGATGCGAGCGGGAACTACATCCCCGTCATCGAAGCGCTGACGGTTCTCAACCCCGTAATGCAGGACGCCTATGTCTTCGAAGCCAACCAGGGCTTCAAGAACACCAGCGTCATCCGTACCGGTCTTCCGACCCCGACTTGGGGCAAGCTCTATCAGGGTATTCCCCAGAGCAAGTCCACCAAACAACAGGTCGAAGACAGCAGCGGTTTCGTGGAAAGCCTTTCCACGGTCGACACTCGCCTGCTGAACTACAAGAAGAACCCGGCCCAGGCCCGTGCTGATGAAGCGGCTGCGCACATCGAAGGCATGTCCCAGGACGTGCAGACCAACTTCTTCTACAGCGATACGGCTTCGACGCCTGAGCGGTTCAAGGGTATGGCTGCACGTTACGACACGCTGGCAAATACCCAGGTCGTAAACGGCGGCGGCAGCGGTTCCGATAACACCTCCATCTGGATGGTGACATGGGGCCGCGGCAAGACTGGCCTGTTCTATCCTGAAAACTCCAAGGCGGGAATCATCCGCGAGGACAAGGGCGAGCAGCGCACGACCGACGCCAGCGGCAATCCCTACTATGTGAAGGAAGAATACTTCCGTCAGGATATTGGGGTCATGGTCGGCGACTGGCGCTACAACACCCGCATTGCGAACATCGATGTTTCCGACCTTCTGGCCGGCAGTGTCGATATCTACGCACTGCTGCGCCGGGCCCTCTACAAGATGGAAGGCCGCGTCGCATCCGCCAAGGGCGCTCAGTCGAAGATGCCAAACCCGTTCCTGGGTGGTGGCAAGACGGTGATCTACGCCAACTCGACCGTCATGGAAGCGTTGGACAAGCAGACCACCAACGACACCAAGCTGGAACTGCGGCCGGACGATCTCGAAGGCAAGGAAGTCCTGAAATATCGGGGCTTTGCGATCCGCGAGACCGACGCAATCCTGAACACCGAAGCCGCGCTGACCTGATCGGCCAGGCAAGGAGATAATACCATGATCATGGACGCCACTGGCCAGTTCAGCAATGCACAGGCCATCACCGCTTCGGCGGCTTCCACGAACCTGATCGACCTTGGGGCTGGCTCTCGCGCAGGCGGGACCGGCAACAAGGGCGCAGGTCGCGGGACGCCGATTCCCCTGACGATCAATGTGGTGGAAGCATTCGCCACGCTGACGTCGCTCGCCATCTCGGTGCAGACCGACGACAACGCCGCCTTTTCGTCCGCCAAGACCGTTTGGACTTCGCCAGCCTATACCCTGGCGGAGCTGAATCTGGCTCTTACGGGCGATCAGACGCTGTTGCCTGACAGCCTGCCGATCTCGGTCGAAGAGCGCTACGTGCGCCTCTACTACACCGTGGGCGGTAGCAATGCGACCACTGGCAAGATCACGGCAGGCGTCGTTGGCGCCCGCCAGAACGCCTGAGGAGGATTGAGCGATGACTGACAAGCCCAACACCGACGCGGCTCCGAAGGCTGAGGCCAAGGATACCGCTGCCAAGCCCGCCACCAAGGCCAAGGCTGAAACCAAGGGGGGCGAGATGAAGCATTACGTTTCGACCTCTGACACCTACATCAACGGCAAGATCGTCCCAGCGAATAATCCGTTCGTTACCGATCGCGCCAAGGGTGCTGATTGGGAGGAAGTCACTCCCGAGGATGCTGCTGCCATCGAAGCATCGACGAACCTCATCCCTTCGGATGAATCGTTCGACGCCGCGAGCAAGGAAGCGGTTGAAGCATTCTGCCTGATCAAGGGCGTCGATCTTCGCGGTCTGAAGACCAAGGAAGATTACATCGCTGCCGCCAAGGCAGTGAACGAACCGACACTCTGAACGGCGAGGGGCGGGCTTTCGGGTCCGCCCTTCCACTTTGCGGGAGACAGTGAATGGTAGCCATCCTGATCCCGGCGAACATTGCGTTCGACAATTACGATGGTCTGTTGGCGGCGGTGCATTCGCATCTGGACCGCGACGATCTGGCGGCTGATTTCCCGACCTTCGTGGGTCTGGCTGAAGCCATGATGCAGCGCGAACTGGCGCTGAACGATTTTGAGACTTCGGCCACTGTGTCGATCATTGACGGGGTTGGGGCATTGCCTGGCAACTTCCGCACGATCCGCAAGGTTGAAGTCGACGGCATTCCTTTGGCGCAATTCGGTGTCTCCGAACTGGCTGAGCCCGGCTATCGCATTGAAACCGGGTTGATCCATGTGACGCCCGCGCCGATCGATGAAACCACGGCGACGATCCTGTATGTCGCGCGGTTCTCCAGCCTATCGGAAAGCAATCCGACCAATTCCCTGCTTGATGAGCATCCCGACATCTATTTCTATGGCTGCCTGAGCTTTGCGGAGGCCCACCTGGGGCATCCCCTGGCAGCGCAGCAGTATATGGCGATGTTCATGGCCACGATCGGCCAGGTCAGCGCCTATACCAATGCCCGCAAGTGGGCGACTTCACCGCGGCCTCGCCTTCCTGAGATGCGCGTGTGAAACTCGCTCTCGCGCTTCCGGCCTTCCTGCCTGACATGGACGATGGGGCGGGGCTGGATGTATGTGACAACGCCTATCCGAAAGCGGACGGTTACGGACCAGTGATGGGTGCGGTGGACTTTTCCAGCGCGCTGCCAGCTACATTTGCAGGCGGGGCATCATTCGTTGACTACACCGGGACTTCGCATCTGGTGGCAGGCACGACCAACGGACTTGAACTGTTTGACGCCGGGACATGGGACAATCTGCTGACCGGGCTTTCCGTAACCCAATGGCGCTTCACCCAGTTCGGGGATTACGGCATTGCGGTGAACGGGATCAGCACGAAAGTGATTGACCTGCAGGCCAGCACCGCCGCGACCCTCACTGGCGCGCCGGCAGGACAGTTCACGGGGCTGGTCGGGGATTACCTGATCATTGCTAATGTGGGCGCTGACGAGAAGAATTACGTTTATAATTCAGGCTTTAACGACCACACCGTTTGGACCGTGGGAGAACAGGGCTCCGGGTTTCAACCCATGCTTACCGGCGGTGAGATCATGGGATTTGCGGGCGGCGAGTTCGGGGTGATCCTGCAACGCACTCGTCTGGTTCGGATGAGCCTGACAGGCGAGGATAAGACCCCTTTCGCCTATGACGAAATCACGCCCAATGTCGGGTGCGTGTCGAAAGCCAGTGTTGCTCAATATGGCCGGTGGGTGTTTTTCCTGTCGGACAGCGGGTTCATGGCTCTGGTGGATGGACAAGAGCCTATCCCTATCGGGCAGGATCAGGTCGATGAATGGTTCGCGCGCCGGGTCAGTCAGGAGGAATACGAGCGCCTGTGGACGGCAATCGATCCGGCCAACAATCTGGTGATCTGGGCGGTTCCAGGGAACCCCGGCCTGCTGCTGAAATATCACTTCGAGCGCAAGCGGTGGTCCACCTCGACGTTGCGGTTCGATGCCATGTTCTTTGGTCTGGCTGCTCCCACGACGCTCGAAGAACTGGCTGTAACCTATACGAATATCGATACGATTCCGTATTCGCTGGATGATGATCGTTTTCGGGGCGGCTTGAAGCTGTTTCTTGTGACCGACCGCATTGTGCAGACGCTGACAGGTCCATCCTTGGGCGCCACATTCGGCTTCGGCTTTGGCGAGTATGGCAATGGGGCGGTTTCGCGGCTGACGGCGATCAGGCCGATCACCGATGGATTGAGCGGGCAGATGATCACCGTCGATTGCCGCCAGCGCATCGGTGATGCTGGTGTTGTCCGCAATACGGCTAGCCTTCGTGCCAGCGGCTTGATGCCGATCAGGGCGCGCGGGAAATACATGAAGTTGACCTGGAGCTTCGCGCCGGGCGCAACATGGACATACGCCAAGGGCATGGAATTGCAGCTGGAGCCGGCAGGTGAGCGCTAGGCCAATCCCGCGTACGTCCAATAAGGGAGACTGGCCACGCAGGGTGGCAGATGAACTGTCCAGCCTGGGGCGTAGGGTTTCCGGCCTGGAGGCAAGCACTACCCCGGCGACAGGGGCTTACACAGCGACTGCGGACGATAATCTTATCCTTGCCGACGCAGCGGGCGGAGCCTTCACGGTGACACTGCCGCTTGCGGGTGACGCGTCGCGGATCACGGTCAAGAAAGTGGACGCCTCCGCCAATAACGTCACGGTCGATGGGAGCGGATCCGAAACCATTGATGGGGCGGCGAACAAGGCGCTGACGGCGCAGTGGCAAACCCTGTCGCTGCAATCCGATGGCACGGCCTGGTTCGTGATCTGACAATGGAAGTCTGGCCGGTCCCACTGACGGACGCGGCGCGAAGTGATCTGAATGAAGCGATCGAGCGCTGCGGGCACAGTTGGCCACAAGTTGAGCAATGGCTTGCTGAAGGCGCGGCCTGCATCTGGCGGATAGCCGATCGGGCGCATGTTCTGACGTTGGGCAATACGGACAATGAAATCGAAGTTCTGGCAACTGGCCCTGATGGGTGCCGGGCCGGCGAGTGCATCGGGCCATGGGAAGCGGCCATGCGGTCATTTCCGGCCCACAGGGGCATGACACTGAGAATTGAAGCCCGTCGGGGCTGGAAACGCCTTTTGCCGCACTGGCGGGCACAGGAACTGGAAAACGGCATGGTTTTGCTGAAATCGGAGATCGACTGATGGGATCGAAAAAATCAGAATCCTCGTCAAAGCCGATTTATTCCTCGCAAATCGAGGGAGCGGCCAAGACGCTGGGGAATGTCTACAATCAGCAGGCGCCCCGCATTCAGGGCATCTCGAATACGGTCGAAGGCCTGCTTCCGGGCATGATTGACCGCTATACGAACGGCTCTGAAACCTCCAACATCGCCAAGAACTACTCCAGCGGGATTATGGCGGGGCAGGGTGCGATCAGCTATAATGGCGATTCCAACCTCAACAACATCATCAATGCGCAGAGCTATTACACGCCAAACAGCCATCTGAGCGACGTTCTGGGCACGGAAAGCACTTACAAGCCCTCGTCATACTTCCAGACGCTGATGAGCGGCGATGCAAACCAGAATGCGTCCCTTGATGCGATGGTGGGCCTGACCCGCAACAACATCTATGACACGATGGCTGCGCGCGGCGGCACTCGGGGCCTCACCGGTGGTTCGCATCTGGCGGATATCGTCGGGCGCGGCATGGCGGATGCTGAAACAGGCCTGCGCTATCAGGACTACACCTATCAGACCGGTCGCATGGACGACGCTGCCAAGCTCGAAACCGGGCGGATGGACACGGCGGATCAGTCGTTGGCGGCTCGTCAGGATGCAGCAGCACAGTTTGAATCCGGTCGTTCCGACAGCGCCAATCAGTTCACGCGCGGACAGGCGGCAACAGCAGCAGAGGCAGAGGCAGCCCGCAAACTGGATGCCCAGAAAGCCGCGGCTGATCAGAAGGCCCAGGCAGCGGCCCTTGCAGCACAATTGGCCAGTCTGGAAAATCAGCAAGCAGGCACGATCCTTGACACGGCAACAGTTGCGGCCGGAATGCCTCTTGATGCGGCATCGCAGTATGCCGGTGGGGTTTCGGGTATTCTGGGCCCCTATGCCACGAATACGACCAAGGAGAGCGGCGGCTTCCTGGGTGGCTTGCTCGGGACATTGGGCGGCGCTGCCATTGGCAAATGGAGCGATGCGCGCCTGAAGCGCGATATTCAGCGGGTTGGCCAGACCGACGCAGGGTTGCCAATCTATACCTACCGCTATGCAGGCCAAGACGATGTCCAGATGGGCGTCATGGCTCAGGATGTGGCGTGGATGCAGCCTGAAGCGCTGGGCGCATCAGTGGCCGGCTATGCCACTGTCCATTACGGGGAGATTCGCTGATGGCTGTCGGGTTCAACCCCAAGCGGGCGGGCATGTTTGCATCAATGATGCCGGGCGCGGGCGAGGCCGGTAAGGCTCAGCAATCCGCCGTGCCGGCGATCGAGCAGCCCGTGCAGCCAGCAGAGACGGGCTATAAGCCTCCTTCCATGCTTCAGGACATTGGCGGCAAGGTCGCGGATTACATCGCCTCCTATTACGGCGCCGCGCCGGTTTACGAACCCACGATGGCCGCGCGGCAGCAGGAAGATTTCAAGATGCGCTTGGCGGATGCCCAGCGTAAGGGTGAGATCGACAAGTGGAAAGAGCAAGAGCGGTTCAAGCGGGAAAATCCTGAGCCTGCGCAGCCCACTGAGATCGAAAGGCTGATGACTGCCGCTGGCATCGATGTGAAGTCGCCTCAAGGGCAGGAAATGCTCAGCAAGGCCGTCCAGAATAAGGTTGATCCCCCTGTTTGGCGCCAAGGCGCTGATCTGCAGTGGTATCGCGTGGACACACCACAGCAGAACCGCCCGGCTCTCGGCTCGGTCGTGGATGATCCTTTCGGTGATGGTGGTGGCGGTGGCGGAGCCCCAACTATGGGTGCTTATGGCCCCCAGACAACTGCATGGCAGGGCCCGGCAAGTGGGCCTACGCCTCAGGAAATTGCCAGCATCCGGCAGAGTCTGATCAACACATTCGGGCCACAGCAGGGCGAGCAGAAGTTCGCCGCTTGGAAGGCGCGTAATCTTGGGGGTGGCAACTGATGGCTGGTGAACGCCGCGCCAAGGATGGCGTAATCTATGAACGCACCGCCGATGGGCGCTGGCAGGTCGTTGGCTACGAAAATGCACAACCCGCTGGCCCACCCGCGAACCCGACGTTCGATCTTGAGCGCCCGAAGGTCCAGACTGATATTCAGGCAACCCAGACCAACACGCAGGGCCAGGTTCTCGACAATCAGGTCACCCAGGCAACACTGCCGTACACAGTGAAAAAAGCGCAGGGGGAGGGCTCCACCGCGGGCCTCCCGCCCGGCTACATGTGGAACACCGACGGGTCGGCCGCCGTACCTATCCCCGGCTATCAAGGTCCACTGGACGCCAGCGGCGGCATGAGTGAGGCTGCGCGCGGGAAGCTGACCAACCTTACGGCGCTTGAGGCCCAGATCAAGCGCGTCGAAGATCTGTTCCAAAAGGGTCCAGGGTCCACCAGTGGCATCTGGAGCCTTGAAGACTACTTTCCGACCGGCGAAAATCAGGCATTCAATAGTGCAGCTGCCGGCTTGGGTGAATTGGGTCGCGCAGCTTTCCGCATTGAAGGTTCAGGCGACCAGAACGCCGCGGAACTTCAGCAGTTCATTGATGCCAATAAGCCAAGCGCTTCAGATAACGATGCGGCTATTCGGGAAAAGCTGCGCAACTTGAAAGAGCGCGCGCGCATCACCCGCGAAGCTTTGGCTCAGCCCAATGCGATGACGCAATCGCGCGCCATCCCGCAGGATAACACCGGAGCGGCGGCATTCGGCGCCGAAAGTACGAGAGTCCCCATCCCACCGGAGATGCAGGCCGAAAACCTTGCCTGGTGGTCGCAGAACTTCAACAATCTCGATCCTGATGCCTATGCGGCCTTCCGCACCGGGCTTGATCAGAAGTATGGCTTGCCGGCAAACACTGAAGCCTATCGCTCGTGGGCCACAGAAGCCCAGAAGGCGATGCAGAGCGGGACCACGATTAACCCCCTGATCACCGGCCCTGAGCGCGAGATGGGGGATGTTGAGTGGCTGCGGAACAGCGCTATTTCCAACCCCGTAGGGGCAGGCATTGCTGGCTTTACTGACAGTATGTCTATGGGTGGTGTGAAAGCCCTGACAGGGGATCAGTTCGCAGCCCTGGAGGAGGATAACCCTTGGTCAACTCTAGGCGGGCAGATGGCAGGCACGATGCTAGGCACATCGGCCATCGGCAAGGTTGGGCGTGGGATTGTCGAACGGGCCCCATTCGCAGCGGCAAAAAACATTCTAGGCGGCGGGGCCAAGGCGCAATTCGGGCGCAATCTAGCGGCCGATACGGCCTATAGCGCTGGGTATGGCGCAGTAACTGAAGGCGACCCCATAACTAGCGGTGTTGAAGGGGCTATTGGTTCAGTTGGAGGCCAATTCGTTGGCAAAGCATTGGGTAAAGCTGTTGAGGGCGCGGCAATCAGCCCGGCTGCTCAAGCTTTAAAAGAGCGGGGAATAGCTTTGACGGGCGGTCGCGTTCTCGGACCCATGGCCAGCAGAATTGAAGATAAGCTGGCCTCCGCTCCTATCATTGGGGACATGATCCAGCGCCGGCAGTCTGATGCTTTTGCCGACTTCAACCGTGCGGCCTTTGATGAAGCCGGGGCCCCAATCGGGTTCAAGCCATCTGCCATTGGTAGTGAAGGCGTGGACCAGCTCGGCGGGGCGGTGAGCGATGCTTACACAAACACCCTTGCAGGTGTGAGTACTCCTTTCGACGCGCAATTTGCTGCTGATATCGACGCTGCTGTTGCCAAGGGGATGGCGCTGCCGGCGGATCGGCGGAAAGACCTTGGCAACATTCTCAAGGCTCGCGTTCAGCCCATGACCGATGCTGGGGCTATGACTGGAAATAGCTACCAGCAAGCAATGCGCGCGCTCAAGGCGACTCGCAAAAACCCGCCAGAGAGATTCCAGGGTTACGAAGACGATTATAGGCAGGCCGTCACTGCTGGAATGGACGCCCTTACCGACCAATTGAAGCGCGCTGGCGGCGAAGATGTAGTCAAAGGACTAGACGCTGCAAACTTGGCGAACAAGCAATTCAAGATCATAGAAGATGCTTCGCTGGACCGCGCCAAGATCGGCACCCAGGCTGGCGAGGCGGAAGTGTTCGTTCCGAGCCAGTTGATTGCCGCCGCCCGCGCTTCGGAAAAGAAGTACGGCGGAAGCGCAATGAAGGAGTTGGGCTTGCAGGGGCAGGAAATCCTGCCGTCCACCGTTCCCAACAGCGGGACCGTTGACCGACTTGCTGTAAATGCCATCGGAGCCGGGCTTCTGGGCGGCGGGGCTGTTGGCGCCGACTATGCGCTCGACACTGAAATGTCGCCTTATGCGGCTGCGGTGGCGGCTCTGTTGGCCGCGGGTGGGACGCGGGGCGGACAGAAGTTCATTACTGCCGGGCTATCATCTCGCAATAATGCCGCGAAGCGCGTGGGTCGTGCCATCAGTGACCGGTCGCGCCTGTTTGGCTCGGCAGGGGTGCCGCTAGTGGTGGGGGCGGGGGACCGGGGTCCATAGGGTCCGGACCAGTAATCATGAGGTATGTAATACCCCATCCTGCGATGAAGAAAACCAACGCCGCGGTCCACATTGTGCGTTTCGCGTATTTCTCGATCTTCTCGTATCGTTCTACTTGATCCGGGGATTTCGTTTTTTTGTAAGCTGCCCAGCGCTCAACGATAAGCGCCCAGATACTGACGATCACCGATTTCCAGAAGATAATCCATCCAAGGCTCATGCGGGGCCACCTACCACATTTCCAACAGCCGTCCAACAGGGCGGCTTTTCTCGTTTCAGGAGGCGCGTATCTCCATTCTCGACTGGTCGGCAACGGCTAACAACAACACCACGATCGGCGCGATCGATATCGGGGAAGGCTGCTCACCGGGCAATCTGAACAATGCCGACCGGGAATTGATGGCGCAAATCCGTGACTTCTTCGAGGACGGCACCTGCAACCTCAGTCTGGTCGACAGCCTGGGCAATGTGGCCACCATGGGCAGCGGCAATGTCGCGCGGTTCTGGCGTACCGGCAATTTAGTGCATGTTTCTGGCACAGTCAGCTGGTCCGCCACAACCGCGCTTCAGGCATCTTCGCGGATCAAGCTGACGGGCCTGCCGTATGCCGCGCGCAACGTCACCGGCTACCGCTCGGTCGCAATCATTGGCCCATCAATCGCAGGCAGCCTGCTGATCGAACGCGAGGAAGTGGCATTCTATCTCGATGCCAACAGTGACTTCCTGTGGGGCACGAAGATGCTGGCGAACAACACGGCGGGCAACCTGGTCAAGACCGATATCGGCCCGGGCGGCACGATCTACGGCATCTCGCTGACCTATATCTGCGATTACTACTGAGGGGCCGGCCATGTTCCATTATTTTGAAGTTGTGACCAATCAGAAGGGCGACGGCCTGGTTGGTTGGCAAGTGGAATGCGTCCGGCTTTCCGATGGTACGACGGTTCAGCCGATCTATGCGGATGAGAACCAGACGCCGATCTCGACTGTGTCAGGCATCGCCAATCGCGCGGTGACGGATGAAGTCGGCAACTATGACTTTTTCGTGGTCGATGGCACCTACAGCCTGCGGATTTACGACGATAACGGCATCTTCCAGCGCGCGATCCGCTACGTTTCCATGTGGGGCGCAGCATCGGAAGAAATCCAGCAGGCGGTTGTCGATGCCCAGACTGCGGCGTCCCTTGCTGAAAGCTATGCCTTCGCTACACCATATGAGGGCTGGACTGAACTTGCGGCAGTAACCGGGGCCCCGGGGGATTGGGCTACCGTTCCTTCGGATGCTGGCACCCATACTGACCCACACACTTCGGCCACTGTCCCCAATGCGGGGCTGTTCAAGTGGTCGACTGGCCCCAATGGATGGGAGTTCATTGCCGACACCGACGCCGCGCTGGCCAAGGGTCACAAGGAAGAGGCTCAGGCAGCCGCACAAGAAGCCGGTGGGTATGCAGCAGAAGCGCAGGCCGCTGCCGAAATCGCCACGGCAGGGCAATATATCTATGCCACTTACACCGCTGCTGACGATGATGTTGCAAACATCCCGGAAAGCCAGGTCGTGGTTGTGCTGGTGGACGAAACCCACAGTAACATCCGCGCTGTCTATGAAAAGACGAGCGGCGCGCTGGTCTATGTTGGCCCGTTCGGCAGCACCTTCACCGGCGGGACGCTGACTTCAACGCTGACGACAATGGCGTCAGGGTCTGGGGCTGCTGGCCTGAATATCCAGCCTGGGACCGCTCCGACCTCGCCGGTCAATGGCGACATGTGGGTTACTGGTGCCGCGCCATTCCTTCGCGTTGGGGGTGTAACCCGGCAACTGGCAACGCTGGACGGTAATCTGGCGGCAATTGCCGGGCTATCCTCTTCGGCAAACAAGCTGTCATATTTCACGGGTTCGGGAACAGCTGCGCTAACCGATCTGAGCGCCTTTGGTCGCAGCCTGATCGATGATGCGGATGCATCTACTGCGCGAACAACTCTTGGCCTGGCTATCGGCACCAATGTTCAGGCCTATGACGCTGATCTGGCTGCAATTGCCGGGCTTACATCTGCCGCCAACAAATTGCCGTATTTCACCGGCTCGGGCACCGCGGCTGTCACTGACCTTTCAGCCTTTGCGCGCACCATTCTGGACGATGCAGACGGGGCGGCGGTAAGGGTAACGATCGGCGCCGTTTCATCGACCGGCGGCACAGCGTCCGATCTGACGATTACTGGTTACACTGAAACCGCTCCCGCTGCGACCACGGGAGCCGCCCTTTCGCCCAATCTGGCCAATGGCACCCAATTTCGGCTGATCACGAACGGCAATGCGACAATCACGCTGCCGACGCCTGCAACGGGCAAAAGCTTTGTCATCACGGTGGATTATGGCGGTGCGCACACGCTGTCATGGGCAGGCGGCGCGCGTCGATGGGTTGGCGGCTCGGCCCCGACCCCAACCAGCGTTAACGGCAAGCGCGACAAATTCGTGTTCGAATGCGTCGATGGAACCTCTTGGGATGCAGCCCAAGCGATGGCCAATCTCTGATGTTCGGCGCGCGCAAGCTGTTGATGACGGGCGGGCCGCTCGAACTGGTCGGATACTCCAACAGCACGACCAACGGCCAACAAACCACTGTGGTGGTTCCCGCTGTCTCTGGTGTGAGGGCGGGAGACTTACTGGTCGCGGTGATGGGTGACCATACATCCACGACATGGACCGGAGACACGGGATGGTCTGAGATCCTGGAGGATGCTTCAGGCGGTAACTCGGTCAGATTGGCGACAAAGATTGCGACAGCATCAGAGCCGGGCTCCTATACATTCACTACTCTGTCTTCAGTCAGTGTTGGGGCTGCTCAAATCCTTGCGTTTCGTCGCGCGGCTTATGACTCTGTGGGGGCAATCGCCAGGGCGAATGGTAATGCAGCGATCGCTGCACCAGCGATTACCGCACCCGCCGGAATCCTTATTGCGGCATTTTACGGTCAAACTTCCAGCGGCATACCCACGTTTACTACCCCATCTGGAATGACCGCGACAACGCCCGCAACTAATGACCCGGGCACGGGGGTCCGTAGCGCCATGCAGTGCTTTTACGAAGAAATTCAGGCCGGTTCTACCGGAACCAGAACAAGCACCCGCTCTCTCTCAGGCGGGAACGGCGCCGGCTATTTGATCGGAGTTAAGCGAGCATGACAGAACTGGCAAAAGTAGTGGGCAGCGAGATCACTTATCCCGTGACCCGCGCGCAGATGATTGCGGCTGTTGAGGCGGCATCTGACGAAGAGAACTTCGAATACTGCCCACCGCTGAACCTGTCAGAAGTGGAACTACCTCAAGGCTTCGTCACAGTAGAGCCGCGTAACCCCCCGGAGGTTCCGACCGGCAAGATCGCCGAGCGGGATGGAATTGCACAGCAAGGCGGCAAGTGGGGTTGGAACTGGAAACTGGTCGACCTTGCGCCCAGTGTTCCCGAAGCTGTTACGCGGCGCCAGGCCAAGCTGGCACTCCACGCTGGTGGGCTGCTGGCGGAGGCTGAAAGCAAGATCGCGCTGCTGCCTTTGGATGCTCAGATCGAATGGGCGGACGCAGCAGAGTTTCGCCGGGACCACCCGCTGATTGCCGCAATAGGCACGGCGCTGGGCCTGACTGACGCGCAGATCGATGCGCTGTTTATCTCGGCGAACGCAATCTGAGAACCGACCGACAATTGCAAAACACGAGGGCCTTCCGGGGCCCTTTTTTACGTCCAGAGAAGGGGTGAGAAATGGCAATTCGAGCAACGCCGCACGGCCAACGCATCGTGGAGAATGGCGCGGGCATTGATGTGCGCGGAAAGCAGACTGGCAACGCAGTGGTAGTGGCCAACGCCGCGGTATCTTCGGCACTGACTTCACCCGGCCTTTGGCGCGTGGCTGCCACTTCGGAGTGCATTGTCCGGTTCGGGGATAGCTCTCTCACGAACGCCGCTAACGGCGAATATTGGCCTGCGGGGCATGTAGAAATCGTATCCCTCTCGGACGGCGCAAAGATCGCCGTGGACGCCCCATGACATTCCTGCCCCGCATGAATGGCTTCATCGGCCTTGGGGGGCTGGGCGCCGGCGGGCACGGGGCGGGCGCTCCGCCAGGCTACAGCTATCTCTACGACGGTGAAGAGCAAATCTTCGATGGCGATGAGCCGATACTTGAATCTGTGGGCAGCGACAACGGCGAGTAACCGCCGCTCAAAAGTGTGGGAAATACAGTATGGCACGGCTCCAAAATACCCAATCCCTGATCCGCCTGGGGGTTTCTCCCTCACCTGATCGCCAGCGCTTCTGGCTCGGTCGCCCGTTGCGTGTTTCAGGCTTTGGCAATTCCATTGTGCAGGGTGGCGGCAGAAACATCATTGACGCGGCAGTGCGCACATCTGGCTTGTTCCAACTAGCGCCCAACTACGGCGTTGGGGGTGAAAACTCCACCCAAATGGTTGCTCGTATGTCCGCCGTGGTGGGCTGCGATATGGTTCTGATCCTTGAAGGTCCGAACGACGCGGGTGCTGGCGCGACAGTGCGCACTCACTTCGACAACTACCGCATAATGATCGAACATTTCCTTGGCCGTGGCATTCTTCCCGCCGTGGTGGCGGCAACGCCGCGGAATGCTTCGCCTGGCATTATTGAGGCCTACCGTTGGGCCGAAATGCTGTTGTGCGCGGAATATGGGATTCCTTTCTACGATCCCTGGATTGAGTTGGTGGAGCCAACCACAGGCGCATGGCTGACTGGTATATCCGATGGTATTCATCCCAACGATGCGGCGAGCGATACGGCTATTGTGGCGCTTCGGTCATTGCTTATCGGCGCGACTTTTACCGAACTATTCGTACCGCGCGCTTCTGTTGCTGATGCATCGGACTATCTGATTTCGGGCGGTAATCAGCTGCTCACCGATAACAGCGGCACAACCCCCAACGTTGCGTTCACGGGATGGACAAAATCAGGGGGAACGCCGCCAACGTATGACGTAATTGATGCGCCTACGGGCCATCGCGGCAAGTTTATCCAGATGACATCAAACTCTGCATCTGGCGGGACACCACTGATCTTCCGGCGCATAACCGGGAAGCATCAGGCGGGTGATGAAATACTGGTTTCGCTTGCCTGCGCGTTCCCCAACTTCGTTTCCGGGGCCACGGCAAGTGTCACGCTTGCAGGCGGCGGCGGTATTTCCGGCGGGCCGGGTGGGGCGGGTGAGCTGACCAAGACCCTGACATATTCCCATGCCCTTGCGCGCTATGTTGGGGTCTTAAAGACCACGACTTCAGATCTGATCGAGCTGCGCGTCTCGCTCGGCAACACTGGCATTGGAAGCATCCTGCAGGTCGGTGAAGTTGAGATCGCCAATCTCACCAAGATGCTTTCACGCTAATCCCCCCACGAAAGGAACCGACATGCGTAAATCAGGAGGCTCAGGAAAGCCAACACAGCCGGACCCGAAACCCAAGCGCAAAGCTGCAGTGACGAAGAAGTCAGGCGGCACCGGCAACACCCGCCCCCCGCCAAATCCGCCGAAGCCGTAAGGTGCCTTTCAGCATGATCTACGTCGCGCTGCTGATGGGGGCCTTGCTGGCCTCTCTCGTCGCCGGCCGCAATGACAGAGGCCCGGCCATTGTGTCGGGCCTCGCCATATTGGGCGGATGGCTGCTGTTCGTGTCGTCATGGACCAGGTTCGCGCCTGCCCACGTTTTCACCTGGCTGAGCTATTCCGACATCTGGGCAATGACCGATCTGGCGGTTGCCGCGGTGATCGGGGTTGTCGCCCGCGATCGCTGGTGGGGCAAGGCGCTGTGGAGCCTGATCTTCGCACAAGTCTGCCTGCATGTGGCGCACCAGTATCTGGGGCTGAATTTCGCCTCTTACAGCATGTTTTTAGACGCCCTGTTCCTGGGGCAATTGGCAGTATTCTATATGCTGGGTGGAGGGGCAATTGTCGATTTTCTGTCTCATGGCCATGTCGATGGCGACCATGTTTTTCGTGCGGCTCAAGCAGCACCGTCAGAAAAAGAACGGTCGTAAGTAGTGGAAGCCTGGATCGCCCAATTCATCCCCTCGGAGGGCGTCCAATCATGGGTGCGCTGGATGGCCGTAATGGTGGCGCTCCTTTTGGGTTTCTGGAAAGCCTTGCCGTCTGTGCTGGATGCTTTCGAGCGCCGCCAGTCCGGCATTGAGGTTCGGACAGAAGCACTGCTCGACGCCCAAGCCAAGCGATTTGAAGCGCAGTTGGCGCAGGCTGATGCCCGCCATGACGAGTGCATGGAAGGGCAGAAAGAGCTTCGCGTGGAGATGGCCCAGATCCGCCGGGAAAATGCCGATCTGTGGGGCACGATTCACGCCATGCGCCAAGGTGCGCAGAGTGTCGAAACAGTCGTGGCCAAGACGATCAAGGACGCGCGGGAAGCGCCTTAGGACGAAGGGTAGGAACATGACCACCGCTGACAGAATAGTCAAAGTTCTGCGCCCTGAAGCGCCGGGCCAGCAATTCATGGCGGATGAAGTCCCGCTGATCAATCAACTGGCGGTGATGTGGGATTTGCGGGCGGGGCGGGCACCTGCAGTAAAGCTGCGCAGGATCCACAACCCTGAAGCCTTCTTCGCCGCGGTGCGCAAACTGACCGGGCCACTGGACAACACCCAGGTCGAAACGATCAATGACCTGCTGAGCGCCGCGGCACACTGGCCGCTTGGCTGGCTCGCCTATGGTTTCGCTACGGCATGGCATGAAGCGCTGCTCAAGCCGATCGAGGAATGGGGGCGCGGGAAGGGGAGGCCTTACGCCAAGCCGGGCAAATACGGGCAGTCTCAGCATGGCCGCGGACTAGTGCAGCTCACATGGGACCGCAATTACGAATGGGCCGACAAGGAACTGGGCCTCAACGGCGCGCTGTTGAAGGATTTCAACCTGGCGCTCAAACCTGAATACGCCACCGCCATCTTGGTGCGCGGGATGGAAACGGGCGCGTTCACCGGCAAGGGCCTGTCGGACTACATCAAGTCGGACGCCGGGACACTGGCTGAATTTACCGCGGCGCGCAGGATCATCAATGGCACGGACAAGGCGGCGCTGATCGCAGGCCATGCCGAGAAGTTCCGCGCCGCTCTGGTGGCAGGAGGCTGGGCATGAGCATTCTCGAAGCCCTCAAGGGCATTGGCGGCACCTATGAGGTCCAGCGCGTTCTGGGGGCCTCTGGAACGCTTGTCTACGTCGTGGCCGCGCCCGCGTTCATGGCTATTGGCGTGATCCAGGACGTATCACTGACCGAATTCTCGCTGGCATTCCCCGCGGGCCTTGCTGCCTGCATCGGCGCAACAGCCGGCGCCATCGCACTGAAGGACCGTAACGTCGCCAAGTCCAAGGCGATCGAGGCGGAAGGAGAGGTGAAATGAGCGGTCGAATTGGCAAAGTTCGCATGAAGGCCACGGGCTTCGAGTTCCGCGTTATCTCTGGGCCACCGGAACCTGAAAACGACGCGGGCGCCAAACTGATGGAATTTTCACGCGCTATCAGTGCGGATCCTGAGCTTATGGGCTGTATGGTTATTGGCCTGACCCGGGACGGATACCGTATCGGCCTCCATTGGGATGATGAGCACTCCTCCATCCCGCGATCACTCTTCCCTTCATATGTGGCTGAAATCCTCCGCCGGGAATTGCTGACCGGCCCTGAGGCAGAATCTGTGTTCGACAGCAAATTTGAATGGGTGGAATGAAATGATCTTCGCATGGATCACAGCAAAGCTGCTGGGCATGGGCGTAGGTGAGAATGTCGCCAAGAAAGCCGCGCCCTATGTGTTCAGCTTTGGCGTCTGCCTCGTGCTTGTAGGCCTAGCGCTTCTCTGGCTGCACTTCCACGATCGATCAGTCATCGAAACAGACCGCCTCCAATCCCGCGCCGATGTGGCTGAAACGACGGTCAAAGCCGAACGCGATGCCAATGCCAAGGATGCCGAGCGTCAGACCGCCAATCAGGCCAAGGACGCAGAACTGAGAAAGGCTATCTCCGATGCCGACACTGATGAAATCAATCCTGTTGGGCCTGTGTCCCGGGCTGTTACTGACCGGCTGCGTGAGCGGGCGAACAGAACTGGTGCTGCCACCGATTGAGCGGGCCGAGCCTGTTGCATTCCCTACTGTCCCTGATGGGGAAGCTGTGTGCGATGGTGTGCCGTGCCTGAGTGACCGGGAGAATGCGGAACTGATCGCTGATCTGGCTCAGGCGCTGGATGACGCCAACGCGCGGCTGTTGTGGCTCAGGGATTTTATTCGGAGGGCAGGGGATTGACCTGGGCAGGATATGCCGGTCAACTCGATTAATACTTTGAATTTAATGCCATAAGCGCTGGGCGAACTATCCGGAATTTCCGGATAGTTGCCGGTCTTTCCCGACTGTTGTGGCTGAGGGATTGGATTGGGACGGCGGGGGAGTAGCTGCGGGCCAGTCGCTACTCTGGCTTGCGACTAAACGGTTTATCCATGGTTCCCGCATAGCCCGGATGCATCCTTTTCGGCCACACCCGCTTAGCGTCATTGTCGAAAGCGAAAATGCTCGTCAGTTTTCTCGCTCTCCGCGCTTCTGCTTTCAGCGCCGCCGCAGCGCCAACAAGCTATCATCACCACGGAAAAGAGCAACCCCGGAAGCGCATGATGCCGCCTTACGGTTGGGCATCATCCCTGCGGACAGGGATGTTGGTGCTCTGCGCCTCCGGGTGCTTTGCTGCCGGGAGAAGTTCCCGCTTCTCCCAACGATACCCAACTGAGCTTGCGCTTGATCGGGTGAACCTTTGCCTGCGGAGGCAGCCGACTGAGGGCGGTTCAATCCCTCAGAAGAAGGGTGGGTCCTGTTTGTATCAGAACTGATCGCCCTTCATCAAGCCTATCTAATACAGCCGAATCCGTCAAGCCCACCCTCGCGCACGTTCCCCAAACGTTCTATGCCCGGCACATGTCCAGCAAGCGATTCACTGACACAGGCTCACTGTCACGCTTTGGCTACAACATGTTTGTCCAATGCCTGGATTGCGGGCATCAGGCAGAGCTTCCACCACGCTATCTCGTTACCCATGCAGATAGACCGCACACCCGTAGGCATTTGATGGAATCGCCCCGATCACTCCCCGCGCTGGCCCGGCGATTACGCTGCTCCAGATGCGGAGGAAGGCGGGTTGATTGGGGGCCGAGGAATAGGGATTAGGGTTGTGGAATCGGTAGATTTGGCAATCCTTCGGCGTCTCGGAGATGAAGAACGTCAAGCACCACATGCCCATCGTGGGCCGAAATGCAGCAAATCTCGCCATCAATCACGACCTCAACCAACCAGCGGAAAAAATCCACAGCGCCGCTAACATCGGTGCGGTCGTAAGAAGGTTCCTGCCTACCGAGATAAGCAAGGACTAGTCTCAGGTGATTTGGATCGCACTTGATTTCGATCTTCCGCCTGTCGCCGTCGGCCATCAACGTTCTCCCAATGCGCTGTCTATCATTGCTTGATAGATGACAGTCGTTGTTTCAGGCTCAACGCCTTGCCCAGCATTTAGGGAGGCAGTAATTCCCTCGGTAACCGCAAGATCGCTCGGTTCCCTAATTGCCCAAAGGACGGTGCGGGCTTGGCCTCGGTAGGAAGCCTCCAGAGCAAGCTCAGAAGTGTCTTCCGGGTCATCAATTAGATCAGCCAATTCGTGCCAATTCTTCAAAGCCCTCACAGCACGTTCTAGCGGTGTCATTGATCTTCTCCGGGTGGTGGGGGAAGGGGCATCCAGTGGGTGGGCGGGAACGGTATATCAATGCGCTGTTGATATATTGGCCATATGTAAGCCCCTCGCGCCCAATCAATCCATTGGACTGTTTCCCACGTGTGATCGCAGGTGTTGTGCGTCACACAAACGAGAATAGAGGTTCCGTCTCTCGGGGCCGTCTCGATCGGTTGCCAATTCAAACCCTCCCTCAACTCTGCTGAACCGGAGGGGCGGGTATTCCAGCGGCTGATTGCCTCCCCCTTTCTGGTCGCGCTTATTTGGATATTGCAGGATTTACAGTGAACATGCCACTCAGGGGTGAGGGCAGAAATCACTGTCTTATCTCGGTAAATCCAAACATAAGGCTGCTCGCCACCACAGAACGGGCAAGGCTCCAAACTCGCTTTGTCCGCACTCATTTCATCTGCGTCTTGGGTGGACTGCGAATGGACAGCAACTCTCGCTTTGTTCTCGTTTGAGTCGGGTTCCGTTCCATCAGCAGGTGACGGAAAACTAGGCATTGTCATAGCATCCTATCCTTTACACCGAGAGGGTCGGCGGTTCGAGCCCGTCACCGCCCACCATGGATTTCTGGCACAAATCCTTGCATTTTTCACCGCGTTTGGCAACGGTGATCTTGCTGTTCTGCCCCACGGTGGACAACAAATGGACAGCGCCATAAGCCCGCGCTTCCCGACTCACCGCAAGCCACAAGGTGGACAGCGAACGAGTCGCGTCCTTCAGTCTGTCGGGCCGGTACTTCGCATAGTTCTTAGTGGTGCGCGCCAGATGCCCGGCATGGCCAAGCAATTCGCTGGTCTGCCGCTCAGGCACGGTGTGGTCCGAATAGAGCCATGTCGCGACCGTGTGGCGGATATCCTTTGCCACCGTCTCTGGTGTTAGCCCCAGCGCCGCTCTCATGGTCCGCCAGGCTGTCTTGCGAGACTTGGCAGGTGTTGCCCCATCCACAGCCCAAGCGCGCAGGATGGGCCTCAGGGGGCGAATGGCGGGGATGAACTGATTGCGCTTCTTCGTCAGCGGCGCGTCGGGGTTCTGGGTGTCGATCAAACCATTGCTGTCGTCATATTGGCGTGAGGCATCGAACTTGGCTGCAGCTTCCGGACGGGTGCCCGTGCCGAGCATCAGCGTGAAATAGCGGAGCATGTCGGGGAAGTGACGGCTGTACCAATAGATGCGCCCCAGCTGCTCGATCGACAGCAGGTTATCCCGCGCCGGTGAGCGATAGCGTTCTTCCAGCGCCGGGATCTTTGGCGCCATCGGAACGCGGCGGTTCTTCTCTGCGTGGATGATGGCTGCGCGAATGTCGTCAAGGTTGCGCTGGACGCTTTCGCCTTTCACGCCTTTGGAGCTGTGATTGTAAAGCTGATCGCGCCAAGACACGCTGTATTGGTGTGGGCCCATGCGCCATTCCCGGAACCGCTCGAACAGCGAGGGGGTGAGGTCGGTCACCACGGCGTTAAAGCCTGCCTCGTCCTGTTCCAGGAAGCCGATGAACTGCCGCAGCGAACTGGCGATCTGGTCCGGCTTGACCGCCTTCTTGCCGCGTTCGGTCCAATAGGTCATCATCAGCGGGATAACCCGCGCGTCATGCGCTTCCTGAGGCTGCTTGGCCTGATGCTCGGAATGGTGGGCATCAATGAGCGACTTGGCTTCATCTAGGCATGTCGTGTGAGTGCTGCGATAGACGATCTGTCGAGTACCGGCCTTGTAGTTGGTGATCTGCCAGTTGGTCGACTTGCCGTCGCGGCGCTTGTCGAGCCAGAATTCTCCGACGACGTAGGGGGATTCCGTTCTGGACATAGTTCGTCAACTTCAACCTGGGTTATCAAGCGCAAGCCGCCATATTCGGCCATCTCGCGCAATTGTTCATTTGTGAATTTGGCACCGGTGCCGTTGCGAAGGGCTCTGCGCCATTTCGATGCGATTGAATGTGCCGTCATCCCGCCTCATCCCTTATAGTATCAGCCTCAGAGGCTAGTTGAGCGAGTATGCGGGCATGGCGTTTATAGCCTGCCTTGTGGAGCTTTACGGCCCTGCGCCAGATGCGTTGGGGTTGGGTCATAGTTTCCCCCGTGCGTCGGCTATGGCCATTTTCGCCTGGATCTCGGCAGACATTTCAGCCTTACCCTGGTGCGCGATATAGCCGCCGATGCCTATCATCATGGCCCGTTCGTCTTCCAACAGCAGCGGCTCGATCTTGGCATATAGGCAGGCGAGGTTCTGAACTGCCGCCACTGCCCACATATCGTCTGGGAGCGTCTGGCTGGCCTTCATCATCATACCGATGATCTTGCTTTCATGTGGGGTGAAATCCGTCACAATCCCTCTCCCTGGTTCTGATCCACTGACTGGATGGGTGGGGGTGATTGAGTGGGCGCATCCTGACGGACCGCGCTTTCGCCTTCGGTCGAGCCTGTCGTCTCGCCGCTTCGCGCTTCAATCGCTTGCGCTGGCAGTGAGGCAAAGCAATCATCGCAAAGATAATGAAGTTTCGATGTGAACACGGCTCCCCAATGGAGAGGTTCATCATGACGCTTGGTTTCTCTTTTCCCACATTTTGCGCAAAGGGTATATTGATTGAGAGTGCCCCAAAATTCCCCACGGTTGCAAAACCATGTCGCTCTATCCGCGTCAGGGATCGAAGCCCGAAGGGCCGAGACGGTAGGCTCGGCTTGCGAGAGCCCGTCAGCTTGCTGGACGCCCATATCCTTTCTCATTCCCCACCGCCTTGCCCATGGGGCTGTAGCGCGCGGATGGCGGAGGCGTTGTGGCGGCAGGCTTGGATGTAGCTTTGTAATCCGCCGGCGTTCTCTGCATATCCATCGCAGATCCTTGCCGCCTCTTCCAGCGCCTGTGCGCGGGCTTGTTGGGCGTGACGGGCGAAAAATCGATCGAATGAATCTTCTTCAACGCTGCCAGGAACGCCTTGTCGCGCCATCAATATGGCGACGACTTTTGCTAAATGCGCAGATGCTGCCCTATCCCTCTGAGTAACCCCCAACGCGCCATCTGCAATTTGCTCGGCGGGCTGCTGGGTGAGGGTGGCGCGCATGTCTGCACAAACGGCAATCATCAACTTCCCGTTCGCGCTGCTTGGGTCAAAAGCCCTTGTTTCAGCGCGCGTCTCGTAGCCAAACAAGGGTGCAAGGCGTTCGTATGTTTCGTGGAATTTGGCCGCCAGTTTGTTGCTATCCATGATCGGGTTCCTGTGTTTGGGCGCGGGCTTTGAGGGCGGCGAAAAACGCATCAATCTTGGCGATTTCCTGCTTGTGCCGAGTTGAGCGGTAGCCACTATCAAGCGCGGCTCTGGCCCACCGGAGCATGTCTAGTGCAGCCATCAGTTCATCGTGTCTCGCGCGTTCCTTGGCCTGCGCCTGCATGTAAGCCTCGCGCAGAAACGGTGGCTCGACCTCACCTTGGGCTTCCCGGTTAGTCGGCATGGGGGTTCTCCATGATCTTTGAAGCCGCCCAAACGAATGCATCATCGCGAACATCGTCCAGCGAGGCGGCACCGTGGATCGTGGTTTCTGCGTCCCATTCCCCGCTATCGAGAGTTACGTGGACCGAACCGTCTGCTTCAAAGTGAATGTCCAGGCAGGTGCCAGCTTGGCCGACATGCCAATGCTCGTAAGGGCAATCGCAGTCTGGCGTCGTCCCAAAGTCGATTGGGCACTGCATATCCAGTTCCCGGCGCATCATTTCCCCTCCCGGCCCTGATCGGTGGAGAGGGCGGCGCGCAGTTGTTGAGCGCCGTAAATGTGGATGATTTGCGCGAGGGTTGGCCTCGCGATTGAACCTCGAAGCAAATTCACATGAACGACATTCGGGTCTTTCAGCCCCTCAATCTCCGCCCGTGCTGCCAAGAGGGATTGCTGGCGGTGGGTGGCGAGGACATCCTTAACGACTTGCTCGAAGAAACTGCTGCCCTTGTACACCGTTACTTCTTCGGTCCACTCGCGATGCTCGCCGCTGTAGTCTTCCGACCTTTTCA